AGAAGCAATACGTAAATTCTTTTTATCTAAGAATGCTTTTTGGAAATCTGCATTACCAAAGTCCTCATATGTACTGCCAGCTTTCAGCGCTTCCTGAGTAAAATATGCCTCTAAATCCTTCGGGCAAATTTTCTCTTCTACTTTGATTTTACCAACTGTGATAGAACGTTGAGAGAAAGTAGTTGTACCTGAAGCATCAAAAGAACAAGATTGAGCAGCAAATACTGCGTCTGTTTCCATCAATGGAATAGCAACTGAACTTTTAACATTCGGAATCACGATACCATTTGCAAGAATTAATTGTTGTGTCTTTGCTTCAAATACTGCTGAAGTTAAAAGAGGTTTAACAAGTTGTTTTGTGTATGCGGATAATCCGCTAAAAGCTAATGCCATTTTTTTATAATTGTTTAGTTAAATAAAATATTTAGTGTTTTTTTCTCTTCTACTTCTTTAAAAGCATTTGAAGTTCTTACAGAATTATCAGGTGCTTGTGAAGGTGCTTCTACAAGTAAAGTAGATAATTTTAAAAGTTCATCAATAACCTTGTTTGCTTTTTTCATTTTAACTTCGTAGTCAGCAAATCTTTGCTCATACGCAGAAAATTTAATTTCATAGTTAGCAAACTTCTCGCTTGTTAATGTTTCAAAAGCTGCAAACTTAGAATTCATATCTTCCATAACAGGTTCATCCTCTTCAGGCATTGCAACTTTAATTGCAGTTATAACTCCGTTATCTCCGATTGTCATTTTTGAACCATCTACTAATTCAGCTTCTCCTGGTAATGCTGCATTACCATCTATCATAACAACTCCGCCTACTTCCAATTTGTCAATCATAACTTTACCACCATCTTTTAATTCATATTCGGTGGCATCCATCATTTTATCAACTTCAGGTGCAGCGGCTAATTCGTTAAAATATTGCTTTACTTTTTGTAAGATTTCTTTTGCTTCCATATTACTATTATATTGTTTTTTAAAAACTGTTTAAAATCTCTCTTAATTCTGCTAATTGTTTTTCATCTTCACTCATTGGCTTGTCATAATCAAACATTCCCTCAACACTAAATCCTTTTACTTGACCTTCTTTAACCATCTGCCATACTTTTGGATTCTCAACATAAAAACTACCAAACCAAGTCCCATCAGGTAAATCTTTAAATGCTTCCATTGGTTTAATACCTCGATTAGAATCGCTAATAAAACTTTCAAACATTGTAAGTCCATCAACCTTCATATCTTGTTCGTGCATTAGGTTTACATTCTTTTGGTAACCCTTTTTGCTAAACTTAATTGCTATTTGCTTAATAGTATCAACTGAGAATTTTACATAATGTTCTCCGAACTGTTCTGAATTTCTATAAATTAATTGTTGAGGAATCATTAACGGACCAGTAATGATATGTTCGCTTTCTGACTGAATAGCAAATGCAAGTTCTGTTTTATCTATTTGTTTTAATTTTCTTGCTGCCCATTCAACACCGGCATCTCCACCCCAAGCCAACCACATTAATCTACCACATCCATCTCCTAATTCTTTATTGGAATTTTCTCTATGTCTTTCAAATGATGCCATTCTTGCAATAGTATCTCTGCTTATTGGCTCATTGTTTGCTAACTGATTTGCTCTTGCTTTGCCTACTGGAGTGCCACATTCTTTCCATCCATATTCTTCAGCATATCTTAAAGCAGCCTTTGCATTCTCACTTGCTTGTTTCGGATAATCCGTGTAACTATCTTCAGCAAAATGCTGCTCCCATAAACTATTACATATCGCTACTGCTTGTTCTGTTTCTTTACCTTCATTAATTACATAGCTAATGCACCGACTTAAAAACTCGTCTTTTTGTTCGCCTTTTTTCGGGTCTATAAATTCTTCATTAAACGCAAGAAAGTCCTTTTTAATTGCAGGACTGTCAACCAATGCCACAAAAGAAACCTCAGCATCATTATTCTCATCTTGATTTATTATTAAATCGTAAATAGGCAATTTCATATTTATACTATATAATTTAAAAACACTTGTTTAATTTATTCGTGCTGCTCTGTTTAATCTTTGTATTCTTTCTTGGTTGCTACTAACATCACTTTCCAATACAAATGCCCTTGAACTTGCAACTCCTATTTGATTAATAGATTGTGCAGATAAAGTTGTTGTTTGCGCTTGTGGTGTAATTGGTGCAGTTGAACTAGATAATGATGGTGCAGACATAGAACCACCTGCTGCACTACTTCCGCCACTTGCCTTTCCGGGTATTTTAGTTCCTATTATATTTTTAACAGCTTTAAAACCTGTTGCTGCTGCAGCAAGAACTGCCGGTATGGCTGCAGGATAACCTAATTTAACACCTGCTGAAATACCTAAGTAAGTATTTATTAAAGCACTACTAATTGCTATTGCTTTACCTGCAGCACTTTCCTTTCCTAATACATCAGCTATTATAGTAAGACTTTCTGATGCTAATGCAATACGTTGGTCAAATAATTCTTTTGCGTCTTTTCTTTCTTCTTCATTTTTTGCCTGTTCTATTTGAGCAAGTATACTGGCAGTTTGTTGTGTTGAAGCAATTAAATTAGCATCAGAAATTGCTTTAATTTGAACTTTATTTTTTGCTTTTATATCTTCTGCAGTTTTATCACTTTCTAAAGATTTGATAAATAATTTATTTTCTGCATCTGCTTGGTCATTTTGTTTTTTAAATTTTTCATCTTCAATAGCTTGTTCTTTTAATCTTGCTGCTTCTCTTTTTGCAGCAGCCTCCTCATTTATTCTTCTTTGCTTTTCTTGTTGTGCTTCTAAATTATCAGCAACTTCTTTTGCTCTATCTTTATCTGCCTGTGCTAATTCCCTATTTAATCTTTGTGCTAGTGCTATTTGGTCTGCTCCCTTTTCTTTTATTGCTTCATTATAGCTATTTTCTGCATCAATTTTTCTTTTTGTATATTTATCAACTTCATCTCCGTGTTCTTGTAAAAATTTTTTATTTTTTGCTATACTAGAATCAGCAGCAGCAACCATTCTTTCTGTTGCCCTTTCTGCTTCACTTGTTACACCAACAAAATCCGTTACTGCATTAATAACACCACCAATAAAATCAGCTACCATTCCAAGTCCTGGTATTAATTTTAAAACCACTTCTTTAACCTTATCAAAGTTTGCTACTAATAAACCTAAAGCAACAACAAGTAAACCTATACCAGTTCCTATAATTGCACCTTTTAAAGTACTAAATGCTTTTACAACATTACCTTTTACTTCATTACCTAGTAATTTAAAAGAATCCATTGCTCCTGCTATTCCACTAATCCCCTGTTGCAAAGCCATTGCACTTTGTACTTTTAACAAAGTCTTTTCTAAATCTTTATTCTCACTACCAAATAAACCCATAGCACCCTGTAAAGCACTAAATCCTGCCGTTGCTCCTTGTAAAGCACCACCTAGTGCCACAAACTTTTTATCAGGGTTAAATGTGTCTGCTAATGCTTTTGCATCGCCAATAGCATCTTTAAGACTAGCAACTTTTTTTGCTGCATTAATTGCTTCATTAGATGCTTCTCCAAATTTAGAGGACATATTAAGCAATTCATTATTAGCTTCTTTTAATTGTTTTTTAAAACTGCCTACCGATGCTTCAGCTTGTTTTGAATCGGTTGTTATCTCAAATGCTACTACTTGTTTTGCCATCTTAATATACTTTATTAATTACTCTTAGCAATTCTGCTTTTGTTGTTTCATTCGCTTCTGGTGTGTAATCAATTAATTTAGTTAATCGATATAAACCACCATCAATATATTTAAATGAAGCAAAGTTTAAATTATATATATCCGTATCACTTAACTTAACATTACAAGTTAATAACCTGCTATTCTTATCCGTTATCTCTGCCATATAAGGACTATAATAAACATTGAATTGATTTACATTTAACGCTCCACTAACTAATATAAAAAATAGTTCTCTAGGTGCGCCAAAGTTTAAATCATTAGCAACTGCATCAGGGTCGTTTAAATGTCCTGCATAACCATAGCTAGTTAATGTAGTTAGTGTTGTAGCACCATCTTTCATTTGCCAACTTGTAACACCTGTGATTTTTTTAGCTTGTAAAATCCTAATATTACTATCAATCCTTTCTTCTAAGTTATTAGTAAACTTATATATAGTGCTATACACTTTATCTTCATCGGTTATTCCTACTAAAACAGTTGGAGAAAATACTATCTCTACACTTTCAGTTTCTTTGGAAAATTCATATTCACTATCAAATATTCTACTTCCATATCCTTCATTATATCTTTTTTTATACAGTTCGTTCCAATAATCAGAATCATCTTTGTATTTAAAAGAATAATATCTACTATTTAATTCTGACATAGGTTTAAGTCTTATTTGCTTTGCCCTATCTACTTTATCACTCCAATCTTCAACACTCCCATCATAATAGTTTGTGTAAGGTTTTATAATTAAATGCTTTTCTTCAAATCTGTTTTCATCTACATATAAATTAAATAGTTTAAGTATTGAAGCAAAGAAATCTTTTTGTAAAATGTTTGGAGGAATGCAATCGTTTAAAGAAACTGTATCACCTAAGTTTACATTTAGTAAAATTGGTGCATCTGAACTAATACTTACAAATCCGGTT